AATTGATCATTCGTTTTTAATTCTTCGAGATCGATGATGACCTTGACGATCTCACCTTCATTTAAAGATTCCATATATAAACCCTCTTATAGTCTGCACTACAATAAATAGTAACCAAAACAAAAAGAAGCCGGGATAACCCGGCTTCTTCATTTCTTACTTGAAAAGCGTGACTTCTTAGATGACTTTTCGGAGGCTTCTTTTTCTTTGTTCATTTGTTCAATCAACTTTTCCAAGAACCACCTTCTAATACGGATTGGCAAGTTATAGGCCTCCGTAAAGGACCAACCACCATAGTATTTTAAGACAAAAAACTCTTCGTAAACGCTTTCAATGTATTCATCGCTTAGGCCAAAAGAAGTCCGTCGTAAACGGCACCTCCATTTGATCCGTTTCGTAATCACATGTGTCTTTCGTATGCTTGTCTAAGGTATCGAGCGTCTTTGGCTGACACATTGTCAATAAAAGATTTAATTGTCACATTATCTGTTCTTTCATTAATGGAGACAATCATTAAATTTAACTGGTCAGTCAAAGGAGACTCTGGAAGTTTTTGTTTTTTCTTCGTTTCTGCGATTCTTCCCAGGTATTTTTCATCTTTTCCTGTAAACAATCTAACCTCGACATCAACTTTAGTAACAGGAGTCTTTATAATAAAAGTTTCATCTGTTTTTTTAATAATATCAAAATCTTCAAGTTCATCGCCTGAATAAAGGTTATTCTCATCAAGATTGAAAGAAAACTTATTTGTCGTTGCGCAAACTGGGCATGTAACCTGTGTATCATAGCTTGCGCCATAGCCAGTAACTCTTGCTCCGACAAGAATTGCGTTTTTATCGCCGACATAAAGAGAATCAAGATCAATTCTTTTGTCGACAACAATGTTTTTTAAGAATCTATCAAGAGCAATTCCTTTTTTAAGGAGAGCCCTCGAAGTTAGTATATCCTCATCTTTTGCCGTCATATGACGAATTTCCACCACACCTTCGTTGTGCAATGGATGGTCCTCTGAATAATATCGACCTTCCGTTGGAAGTTCAACGAACTCCGTTGGGGTCGAAAAGTCAAGAGGAGCTAAATTGGGGGGTGGAGAGCTATCTGCCTGCACCCTATCTTTCCCTTCTTCGGCGCCTGTACGCCGAGAATTATTTCTAGCCAAATATCACCTCACATTTCATTTTTAGCTTAATTGTTTTCCCCAGGATTAAAGAAAGTATTGCCGTCCACGTCCTGTCCGTCAGGTTGTTTGGCGCCGGTCTCAGAAGGAGTCTGGGTTTCGATTATGGCCCAGTCATAACGGAGCGTCAATGTGATCTCGGTCATATCATCAGAAGAATAATCAAGATCTCCGTAGGTAACATTGGTAATAAATGGATTCCAGAGGGTCCATGTTTCCACAGCTTGACCCTCAGAGTTGATCTGAGAGATTCTAACCGATCCCATTGCTGCTACTGCTGCCTGTTTCGAAATAGTGGCTGCATCATTAACGTTTTTGGGAGGATTGTACCCACTGGCTCGGATAAGAGCAGCAGTATTGATTGCAGCGTCAGGGCTCACGGGGTCGACCAAGGTAATTTGAACTTCAGACCACTCTGCTCGGCCCGGGTAATAAAATCTATGGTTCAAAAAGTTATGTTCGATTGTAGAGATTGAAATCTCCGGTTTCTTACAACTCTTAGCGTACCAAGTTGCTCCGTTAGGCATTCTGGCTATATCTACCAGAAATCTATATGCTCTTTTCGGATCTTCAAATTGTGCATCGGTCCAAAACGCCATTTAATTAATTCTCCCTTGTACTCTACTGTACACTCTTAAATAGTCTTTCAAATTTTTATTCGTCTTTTTAATCATCAAAAGATGCTCCGGTTCTCGTGATTACAAAATCAACTGCGATGAACTCAATTGCTCTCGCGGGCTTCAAGAAGATTTTCGCATACATAATGTTCTGGTCAACCAAATCGGGGGTTGTCGTAGTGTGATCAAGAATGACTTTCCACTCACTCAACCCAAGTCTAGACTGAACGCTTGCCAAGAATGGCTGCGTCTCTCCCAGGAATCGGTTCCAAGTGACTTGAACGTTTTGATCAAACAGAATTCCGGATGCAATTCTGGAAACTTGCTTTTTGATGTAAATTAACAACCTTCGAACATTGATTCTATCCAGCGCCGATCTTGTGACCTGTAATGTCTTTTGACCAAAGACCACAATCCCCTCTGATGGGAAGCTCGCGATTGGATTAATATTTGCTTCATAGAGATTATCTCTATCCTTTGATGTCAGCCTTCTCGTGACGTTAAGAACAGGCCAGCCTGCTGAGCCATCCGTTAGCCCGCCTCTGTTGAATCCAGCAGGAGCAAACCATACTTCCGATTTTGCTTCGGAAGAAGCCAATGTTCCCAATGCGACAACTGATGGCGGAGACCATAGAAGGTTATTTGAAATGGTGTCCAAAATCTGAACCCAAGGATAGTAGGTACAAGCGTAAGAAGAGTTAATTCCTCTGTCTTTAAGATCGCTAATACAACCAGCAATTGTGAATTGATTTCTATCATAGAAATTGTCTGGGGAATCCGTAAACGGAGTGTAAATTTGTGGCAAGTCGATAATCGCCAGAGCGTCTGCTCTATCTTCGCATGTATCAATCAAATGTTGCGTCAAAGAGTTGTTTGTAACACCAGGAATTGTCATGACGTTTGCCTCGACAAATTCTGGATCTTTGACTGTATCAATTGCGCGTTTGATCGAATTGAAAGCATAGTTTGATGTATCCAAGTTGGCTGGAGTTCCCGCGCTAAGAAAGTCATTTCTGAATGGCTCTGCTTCGGTAATATCCAATCCATCGAAGCCACCATACATTGGAGCCGTGATCCTATCATAGCCGGCGTCAAGAATTGATGTCCAAGTGCCCTGGGCCGTTGCGGAGTCCTCAAGCGCTCGGGAGCCGGAGGACCAATAGGCTGTCGCAGAGCCAGATTCAACAACATCGTCAAGAGAAACTGCCCAGCTATATTCAACAAGAGTGTCGCTAACTGCGATCACAGAGTCCTCAGCGGGGGAAACATCAGCCGGCATTCTCCATACATAATCTCCCCACCCTTGGTCGTTTCTTGAGGAGTCGACTGTTATTGTCGACATTGGGCCGAAATAAGCATCGGTTGGATCAGCAATTCCGCCGTCAGAAGCGGAGATTCTTAAAAGTTGCTTTGGGAAATCAAGTTTCACCTCATCCAAGAAGACGGTCGTGTCCCCCATCCAAACTCCCAAGGGGGGCGCGGTGAGGCCGTCTGTGATGATAGAAGAAGGCGCTGTTGCTCCAGGAGAAGACCCGGATGCCTCTGCCATTCCTGCGCCGAGGGCTGAGCCTGACTCCATGATTATCGACCTGAATCGTAAAGGACCAGTAACACCGAATGGTAAATAACGATTATCGGCGCCGCCTCGATCAATTTCCTGATTCATTTCAACTCGGATGTATTTTGACTTATTGGCATATTGCCCATATTGTCTTAAAACTCTCTGATCATAGTCAAATATATAATATGTATCACCGATAACTCTTCCGATATAGTTCGGAGAAGTTGGATTCAAATTGAGATCCGTAAATTGTTCAACAACTTGAACAACATTATCTCTATCAGAAGCTGCGCGGACAAGGAGATTAAATGAACCAAACCCATCTGAGGTGTTGGTCGAGGCTTTAATCGCGTTGATTGAAATCTTAAATTTGTCTTGAACCCATCGTCCGCCGTCGAGGGCAACAATTCTGAACAATCTTGTCATTTTTTCTGTGTAATATTTATCGTATTCAGATGAAAGGTCTTGGGAAAAAAAGTATCCTGTCGCAGCATACTGGAAATCCATTTTGTAGTCATCTTTGTCGATTGTTCCGGTTTGAAGAGGCAGTAAGACAGTGCGCCCGAGAGTGTACCCATCGAGGGCCTCAGAGACATCAGTCTCGAAACTTTCACCGAGCCAATATAGGTTTTCCCCTTTATTGAGAGAAGCTGAGGAAACAAAGTCGGCGTTCGTTAATTGGGGATTTGTATTCAGAACATTTCTAATAAAAAGGTCGTCATCTCTATCAAAGTTAAATGCTGTGGTGTAGATATCCCCCACGGTTTGATCGGCCGTAGGGAAAATGCCAAATTTAAACTGTGATTTTTTGGTGGTATCGGATTCTATAACCGCTGCGTAGCCATGAAATTCTGCTCCGCCGATCGATGAAGAAAGAGCGTCTCCAGCGAGAGCGATTGAGCCAGAATTGACATAAACAATTGCTCCAAGAGTCCCGGTTGCGTCTGTTGCTGTAGCGGAACCGCTTGGGAACACGAAGATTCCATAAGCTCCGCCGCCGGAATCTTCTGTATTTGCCTCTTGACATTTCCAACCAGCGATTGCCTCAACGGTGCCGTTCTGCTCCGGATTTTCTTCTCCAAGGAGGCGAACCATCGTGATCGGGCCGACTCCAGCTTTTAGGTAAGCCATGGCGGCATAAGCACCATATGTGGGACCGGTTAGGTTGCCACGTCTCCACGTATCTCCAGCGGCGCCGGCGGGCGGAACTGGATTTCCGAAGACTTGAACGAATTCTGATGGAGATTCAACTCTAACTGGCCGCATCGAGGGCCCCGTGCGCGTCCTTCCGATAATAACTGGGCCAACCGCCTGACGTACCGCAGGGAGTTGTGAATTGTCTACTTCACTCAGGAAAATACCTGGAGAAACAAATTTGAACTTCTTAACTGACATGTAAAGATTCTCCTATCAAGCAATTTAATTTTACTTTTACAGCGCTATTTCTTCTCTGGTGGCTTTCCAAATTCTTTTAGGTCGCCCATAATGACATGCTCACGGGGTGTTCTGACTTCAACCGCATTTTCGCGAATTGTGATTTTGGGCCGATCTTCGTTTTTGGAGGCGCCGAGAAGATAGCCAAGGATCTTGATATTGACTGTTGTCCTGTAAATTCTTTCTTCATCTCCGAGGTTTGAGACGTTGTTATCAAGAGAAAAATCATTCTGAATGAATCCCTCGAACTTGTGGCCGCTGTCTTTTATGAAAAAGTTATTAATTTGGCCGGTTCTAACCATGAATGGGGTAAAAATCTCGTTTAACTGTTGCTGGTATTCAGAGCGGATGACGACATCGTAATTTGCGACAACATAAGTTGGAACTGGAGAAGTTATTGTATTATAAACAATCTTTTTATTATTTGTTGGGAAGTTCTTTTGGCCTCGGGTTAATTTATTTGCATCTTTGTTCGCGAAGTTTGAGGTCTTATCTTGGTTGATCCTTCTGGCCATTACAATGGCACCTCCCCGAGCGTCGTTTTGAACTGGAATATGCGCCCACGCAACCCCTTTCATTGCGGGATCTTTTATCAAAGAGGTTCTATTGACAGTTATCATGGGGAATTTAAGTCTCCCCTTATCATCTCTTAAATCTTTATTGTTCTTAATT